CTCGAAGTACCACCGCCTTCATTTCTTTGTCCCGTTAGATCGGGAAACTCATATACAGCAACGACCGGTCTTCTATATGGTGGTTGTAACGAAATCAATCCTGTTACATCGGATGGTGTAACTAGTCTTGGAGCATCGGGTGTATGCCATTGCTTTGACCCTGCTATGCCAATCGTACATCCTCCCAATAGTATAGTCAATAACAAAATAAAGTGTTTCATTAAAAACTGAATCCTGACAATGGTATTCTGATCTCTGTTACAGAACCATCGGCCTGTACGATCGTCAATACAAGTTCGTCACCATCTTCAGCATATGATATAGTATTTCCTTCTAACTCAAATGACCCACTTTGCCCTTCTTGTGAAAACAAATTGTCCGTTAACTGAGCAGCAAGTCTTGAATAGATTCTTGATTGTAGGTTGTTAAGGAATCTATTGAGAAAGGAATTCTTCTCTTCTCTTGCGGCTTCCTCAAGTTGTTCCTCGATCTTCTCTCTAATTTCCTGCTTGCGTGTAAACTCCTGGTTCTCAATCGTCAACCAATGCGCAGAAGCATTCTGACCACTGAACGATGGGTTCTTAAATTGAAAATCACGATTGTACTGAGCCATCGCTGGTGTCGCCAGGATCAGCGGAATCACTATCAATAGTCTCTTCATCGTTCTTACCTTTATATGTGTCTAAATCGAATTCAAAAGTGAAGATCTTCAGCAGCTCTAACTTCATTCTAATCTTCATTTTTTTCTTCCTTAACCTGCAATAGCACAGATACCTTCTGCTGCAATCTAATCAAATCGTTATCAAGCATACGAATACGATCGATGAGATCTATCAAAATGATATTGGTCTCACCAATTAAGGGCATCAATTTGTCGGTAACGAACTTATAGATGAAATAAACAAAATATCCAAGGCCTACTGAGGCGACAATTGGAAATCCATACTGCTGTATAAGTTCAGCAATTTGTTGTGGATCCATTTAGTCCTTCCGCGCGTCGTTCTTACCATCCGCGCGAGCAATACGATCCAGATCGGGTTTCAAACCGAGTGCAGAACTAACCACAGCATCAACGCGAATAATATCATGGTTCATAGTCTTCACGCGATTATCAAGTCCGATGATAATACCTTGCATACCCTTAATAGCTTTAACCACACTCTCGAGAATGTAGTTGATAACGAAATATACAAAGACACCACCGACCAATGCGGCAGCAATGGGAAAACCCACGTCAGCAATCAATTGAAATACAAGATTGTAATCCATGCAGATATTTATAAAAAAGGGGGCCGAAGCCCCCTAGAAATTAAAATTTACATTTGGTATAATATTATTACCCCTACCGGTATCCTGTTGAATTGTCACCTTAATGTTTTGATAAGGTGTTCGCCATTCAGTAAGGCTCGCGTCCTTCTGAGACCTGCTCAATTTGGATTTCACCGTCTGCATTGATAGTACTTTTAACATATCCTAACCTCACAAATAAATCAAACGTATACGTCGAACCAACATCGATCCAATACTTACGTCCTAGAAAGAACCCTGTTGCAGTGCCTACGAGGTAGGCAGCAAACAACCATAACCAAAAATCTGTCACTCTTTGTCCTCCTCAGGATAGTTTGGATAGAAGTTTTCATTCATGTCGTCGAAGATGTTGTCAAGATCGATTTCTTCTATGCTCTTAAACACCTTATAACCCGCATACGCAGTAGCGGCAATCAATGCGGTAGTTGTGACACCAACTGCTATCCATCCCGCGATTGGTTTCTTATCACTCATCACAATGCTCCAAAGTTTTCTAGCCAATCAAGAATGTTCTCTGGTGATGTTTCACCATATGGATCATCATCAGCATTGTCACGGAGATCGGGTTCAATAAACCAACGGATGATCTTTCCGTTATCAACTACAACCGCATAACGCCATGAACGCATGCCGAAACCAAGATTGTCCTTGGAAACACCCATGCTCATCTGCATCGTGAAACTAGCAGAACCATCGGGAATCAGCTTGACTCGCTCGATACACTGCTGCTTACCCCATTGATTCATTACGAACGCATCGTTGACAGAGATACAATAGATCTCATCAACATACTTCATAAATTCGTTATACTTCTCTTCGAATCCAGGAAGCTGGTACGTCGAACATGTGGGTGTAAATGCACCAGGAAGTGAGAACAGGACTACACGCTTATTTGCAAAGTAGTCAAACGTTGTCTTGTCTTCCCAGCGATATGGATTGGGACCTTCAATCGATTCGTCCCTGACTCGAGTCTTGAATACTACACTAGGAACGACCTCTGGAAGGTCTTCATAATCAAAATGTAAAGGCATCGTTATTCTCCAGTAACCATTTCGTAAATTTCTTTCCAGTTCTTAGCAAGAGGAATATCTTTTTCATTCATGTTGTGTTCATGTTCAATCAGGATCGAATTCAAACCCATCTCAGCACCAACCTGAGCATTCTCGACCTTATCTTCGATCCAGACAAGACCTGAATCCCGATAGGGCTCCAATGCTTCATCTTTATCAGCACCAGTATCAAGGCAGATCACATCATCAATCGCACTACCGAACAACTTCTCTAAATTCCGAACCCGTAGCTTCTTAGCGTAAGGATTCAGGCTCAAGCTCGTAATGATTCGGAACACGAAACCATGCTCCTCATGGAGCTTCTTGACATACTGCATCGCATCCCGCTGAGGAGGCAAGAAACCAATAGCAGCACATTCGTTGAAGATCTTAATCAGACTCTTCATCTCTGCTTTAGTCTTACCATAGCGAACAGCCATGTCATAAACATCGGAGCGAATGGGCTTACAACCCCGATCTTCCATCCAACAACAAAAGGCGAACTCCCAGTTCAGAAGAACACCATCACAATCAGTCAATATCAATTTTTTCATCATATACTATTATAATACATATTTTTCAATAAAAGGCAACCGGTAATTACGCGGCCGCCTTATAATGTTGTTCAAGCGCTTCATACGAGAGGATACGACCATCCTTCATCTCGTAGAAGCATTCGTAGGAACCTTCCTTGCGGGTGTTACCTTCGAGGATGATCCATGCCTCGGTTTTGCACGCGATATCGCTACGCATGTAACCATACTCGGGATCGTTAATGATGCGGCGAGTAACCACCCAGCCTTGCTCTTTGCAGAACTCGAGGATGATGGGAGTTTCCCACTTTTCCCAGCGGACCTCGTCATCACTGACGATCTCCCAGTCGAGAATATACTCCTGGTAGTAGTCGTTGTTCTCGGTGATGAGTTTGGTGAGGTTAGGGATGCCGTTCTCGACAATGCGATTGACATTCGCATCCGAGAGATACCGTACGACATAGGTGTTGCCGCCCTTGTATTTCCAGTACTGAGGACATTCACCCTCGCCATTCCAGTCGTGGGCGCCATAGTTTTCACGAATCTGAGTTTGAATAACGAGTTTCATAACGACTTCCTTTTTTCACCTTATGATTCCTTATAGGATGTTTTTATGAAAAAGGCAACAGTTATTTTTAAAATTGTTCAGATTCTGTAGAATCTTTTAGAGCAGCAACCGAACCAGCTCCTACAGCCTGAGAAATTGCATCAAAGTATCCGACCCCAACTTCACGCTGGTGCTTGACCGATGTGAATCCCTCGCTAAGAGCTGCAAACTCTTTTTCTTGCAATCTAGAATATGCAAGCATACCATCCTGAGCATACTGTTTAGCAAAATCAAACACCGCATAGTTTGTCGAATGGAATCCGGCAAGAGTGATAAACTGGAACTTGTATCCCATCTTACCAAGCTCTGTTTGAAACTCTGCAAGCTCTGTGTCTGACGGAAGATGCTGTCTCCAATTGAACGAAGGTGAGCAGTTGTATGCTAGTAGTTGGTCTGGAACAGCACCACGAACTGCATCGGCAAATCGCTTGGCTTCCTTGAGGCATGGCTTAGATGTTTCACACCAGACTAGGTCTGCGTATTCAGCAAATGCTTGACCACGCTCGCAGCCCATTTCCAACCCGCCAGTAATTTCATAGAAGCCTTCTTCGGTCCTCTTACCAGTGAGAAACTTCTTATCGACATCATCAACATCTGACAGCAATAGTCTTGCTGCTTCAGCATCGGTACGTGCAATGATTACGGTATTGGTACGCTCTACGTCTGAAGCGAGTCGTGCTGCATTGAGATTACGGATCGCCTGTGAAGTCGGAATAAGAACCTTACCACCAAGGTGACCACATTTCTTTTCTGCTGCCAATTGATCTTCGAAGTGTACTGCAGCAGCACCTGCCTCAATCAGACTACGAGTTAGTTCGTATGCATTCAATGCACCACCGAAACCTGCTTCAGCATCAGCAATGATAGGAACATTACCCCACATCCGATAATCAGGATCTTTAAACGACATACCTTCCACAACTTGAATCTGATCTTGCCTGCGGAAAGCATTCTGTATCGAGCGAACAGCATTAGGCACAGAGTCAACAGCATAGAGACTCTGATCGGGATATGTTTGTTGTGTTGAGTTATGAGCTGCAGCTACCTGCCAACCGGAAACATAGATTGCTTCTAATCCAGCCTTTACATGCTGAACCGCTTGTTGACCATTGTACGCTCCGAATGTACGAACAGGTTTTTCACGGGTGAGTAGATCTCTTAGATCAGCAGCGCCTCGCTTTGCTCTAGTATGCTCAACAAACCACGAACCCTGTAGTTTCTTCATCGTGTCGACTAGATTGTAATTCCGCTTCTCGCCCATAATTAACTTCCTTTAATAAAATAAATTGCCCTGTGGGATTTTCACCCACGTACTCCCGAATGCGGGAGATCTTAGATTATGCACCTCAAGTGTGCTGCACGATTTACGCCATTTTCAGGTCTACGTGTCCCAGATCAAGGACTAAACTTATTTCTTCATAACTCTACCATTATACCATCCATCTGGTATTAAGTCAATAGATTTAATCTTTTTATTTTCAATTCCATTGGTGATCCACATAGAACCATATTGAGAGTTATCTTTACCAACGTTCTTGGGCTTGCGCATCTTCTGTTTTGTTTCTTCAGAATGCGTTTTACCATTCCACCAAGTTTGTTTGCCTATAAGTGCTGCGCTTATCTTTTTCTTGGTTTCGTCGGTTACTGGTATTCCTGTCCAATCTTTCAGATTTTCCAATCCGTATCCTGACTGACCATTTTTACCATATACATTTAATCCATTACGATTTATATGACTAAATCCACCCTGACCTCCAACACATAGATTATATGTATCTTCGCGCAAACAAAACTCTTCAGTTACCAACTCTTTCTCTTTGGCGTTCATCTCTTCTTCAGTATCAAAGATATGAAGAATCTCTTTAACAAAGTTTTCTATACCATGTTTATTCTGGGCATAAGACAATAATTTACCGGATCCCATGTAACCATCATTTAGATCCGTTGTCTGATGTTTACCAATATAAATCTTGTTGTTGATTTTGTTGATTATTTGATATATTGTGTAGAACATGGGTAATCCTAGAAGTTATAAAAGAGGTTTACGCTTACTACTCTATTTATAACTTCTAGGTTCTATGCTCGGGTGGTAGGATTCGAACCTACGACCAATTGATTAACAGTCAACTGCGCTACCGCTGCGCCACACCCGAATAAACTCTGCTACATTCTCTGGCGGAAAGGGTGGGATTCGAACCCACGGAGAGCTTGCACCCTCGCAAGTTTTCAAGACTTGTGCTTTCAACCACTCAGCCACCTCTCCATATGGTGCTCCCAGAGAGAATCGAACTCCCAACTGATGCTTACAAGGCAACTGTTATACCGTTTAACTATAGGAGCAATTCAATAATACCCTTAACTTTCTGCGACTGCCGCTTTGTTTTGCTTTGCCTTGTTCTTTACAGCCTCGTTGATAAGTCCCACCAGTAAATTGGGATCTTGCAGGTCTGTACTAAGTAAGCCTGTGATATTAATATCAACGCCTTTGTTTCGGAGATCCTCTGTTACGAACATCCGCGTCACTTCTATATTCATTTTAACAACTCCTTTTCCTATTATGATTTAATATAGGACGTTTTTCGAAAAAAAGCAACAATAAAATCAACGCGTTGTTCACTGGATGCCCCTCAGGGATTCGAACCCCAATTCTCTGTACCAAAAACAGATGTCCTACCCTTAGACGAAGGGGCAGTAACAATGGTGGACCCCGTTGGGTTCGAACCAACGACCTACAGGTTAAAAGCCCGTTGCTCTACCGACTGAGCTAGAGGTCCCTTAATGGCGATCCCGAGAGGACTCGAACCTCTGACCCCATGCTTAGAAGGCACGTGCTCTATCCAGCTGAGCTACGGGACCAATATTAACAGTGTAATAGTAGCCCCCACTCCGCTCCATTACCGATCATAATGATCCAACCCCTCGACAGACTGGCAGGTAGCCTTCGATAACCATTATTCTACGTACAAGTCTGCTCATAGATATGCT